GGATTATTTAATGCACTTAATATTGTTAAGTATGCATCTGAAAAATGTTCACTTCTTTGTAATTCTCTGACATAGGTACGTTTCTCAAAGCCATCTGGATCTGCAATAGAAGTAAACCAATCATACAAATTTTTCCATGATGCTAGTTCTTCATCTATGGTAAATGATATATCAAGTGGATCGTAGGTTAATTTGGTACCTGGAGAATACATGTCCAAAAATGGAGTATCTCTAATGACTTCACCCAAACTAATACCAGGAAGATTAACTTCTTGGCAAAAATATTGTACCGTTTGAATACGTGCAAACGTCAATAAGAATTTGGTGGGTTGTAATGGATTTGTATTTTGTGGATTTCTATTCAATAAAGGCATTAATTTCTCCTTATACATTATTTAGGAGCCAAAAAAAAGACCACCCGAAGGTGGTCTTTTAAAATGTCACTCTTTGGTGACTTCTTCTTACATCAAGTTTTTAACTTGGAAGATGCGGTAGTAAACGTTTGTACGTGCATCCAAACGGCCATCGCCTTTTGTAAGACCACGAGCAAACGGGTTTGCAACCATGCCGTAACGAGTCTTGAAACCAATTTTTGGTTGGAATGTAAACTGGTCAACTGCACGAACCATTTGCAACGGTACGTATGGGCAATAGAAGATACCAGCGTCATAAGGAGAAGAACCCTTATAACCGATTGTAACCAATTCTTGGTTCGATGTATAACCACCGAAATAAGGATCGATATAAACCTTGATACGACCATGCAACATACCAGCAAATGTATTGCCTGTATCGTCAACTTGTAGGTCAGCAGACAAAGCAGGAGTGTAAGACAACACACCAGCCATTGCCATAGCAGAAGCTACGTCAGAAGAAACGATAAGAACGTTACCTTTACCACGGCGAGTTTGCTTAGCAATTACGTTAGCATCACGCTCGATTTGGAAAATCAAACCTTTGAAACGTTCAACAGACCAACGACCGTTAGAGTCGGTGTCCAAGTCGAATGCACCAGCAGTTGTAACACCATACTGAGCACCTGCAACGGCACAAGTATAGATGGTACGGATAACTTCACGGTTGATTTCAGCCAAGATTTCTGTAGACAGAATGTTTGACAATTCTGTTTCAGCATCCAAACCATGGATTGCCTTCAAGTCTTGTGCCAACTCAAGTGAGTATTCGGCCTTCAAAGCACGTGATTGAGCAGTTACAGTAACTTTCTCAATTGAGAATGCCATTTGGTTGAATACACCAGTAGCATCATCAGCACCCAAACCTTCAGCAGTAGATGTTGGAATTGGAATACCAGTTGTGTACAGGTTACCTGTTTCAGCACCAGCGTTGGTCTTAATGTCGGTTGCGTTGTTACCAACAAAACCGTATGGGTTTGTAGCTGAGCTAGTACCTGAGAAAATCGTATTAGCTTCGCCGAAGAATGCTTCTGGACTTCCTGAGCTTTGATTGTTGTAACGAGCACGCATTGCGAAAATCAAACCGGTAGGACCAGTCATTGGCTGAACGCCAGCAACGTCATAAGCGATAAGATTAGGCAAAGCACGGCGAACCAAACTAATCAAGATTGGGTCATAGTTTTGAATACCAGAACCTGTAGCGTTTGTAGGCGCAGCAGAATAAGTAGTCTCATTCAATGACTGTGCATCTTGACGCATAGCTTGTTGTTGGTTTTCCAAAACAAGAGCAGTAACTGCTTTCTTGTATGGATCTTTAATGGCTTCAAGTTCTGGATGATTCAGAACTGGATCCCATTTCTTTTGTAATTCTTCGGTTAGAAACATTTAGTGTTCTCCTTGTAAGTTTCTATATTGGTAAATTTTATTTATTTAACCAATGTTTTAGAGATTGTTTGTGCATACTGTGCGATTTCTGCATCGACATAACCCGTAGGTTTTTTGTCGTCTTCGATAATCACTTCTTCGTTCAATGCAGAACTGCCAGATGTATTAATTGGTTCATTGAAATATGATTCTCTCAATGTTACCAATTTGTCTGCGAATTCCTCGTCAGTAGTAAACTCCACACCCTCTGCGAGTGATTTCATTTTCTCTACTTGAGTCTGCGTTAGGCCTTCACATACTGCATGTATAGCCTCTGTTTTTTTAGATTCGTTTAATTCTTTTTTCATATCAACGGCAGACTGAATCTGTTCGTTTAATGAAGCTTCCAGTTCTTGGACTTTAGCTGTCAATTCTTCAACAACGTCCACCTTTTCTTCTGGAATATCAATGTAATGAGCTTCGAACAGGTCTTTCATGCCATTGATGAAAGATTCTACGATTTCAGCACGTAGACCTTTTTCGATTGCCAATTCATTGTCTTTGATCCACTCTTCGGCCATGTAATTGATGTAATCGTCCAACTTGGTAGCCAAGTCTTCTTTGATTTCTTCAACGGCAACTTCAAATTCTTCGAATAGAGCTTGTTCGATATCTTCCATAACAGCTTGTGTACGTGCGATAACGGCAGCTTCGAAAATTGTGGTGGCCTTTTCTTTGAATTCTTCAGAAAGATTTTCACCAGACAATAGAGCATCAACGTCTTGTTCCATTTGCTCTTTCATCTTTTCTTTCTTCATCATCTTCTTAATCATGGCTTTATCTTGCTTAGCGTCCTCATGACCTTCTTCTTTTTCTTCAGCAACTACTTCACCTTCTTCTTCGGTTTCTTCACCGTAAGATTGGAATGTAGCACCTGGATTAGACTGCATGGTTTGTTTGGCCAATTTGGCTTTTACACGGTCACGAATAGATGAATAGTCTGTTGCTGGTTCTTGTACTGGTGTAGTACCTGAACCTGAATCGCCTGGTTGACCAGACAACTTCTTCATTGGTTCTGAACCAACTGGTGGTGTAGCACCTGGAGGTGTTGCTGTTGGTGTACCTTTGGTGTAGTCTCCACCTTGGTCACTCAATTTGTCAACAACGCCTGCAACTTCACCTGCATCTTTTTGGCCTGTTACAACCGATGTAGGTAATTTAGATGGTTTGTCTTTGCCGCCTTGTTTAGACGAAATGTTAGATTGAAAGTTTTCTTTGGCACCTTCAGTCAAAACTGCTTTAGCGGCATCTGCTAGATTTAAATTTCCCATTTTGAGAATCTCCTTGTATATAATGGATATTTATAATTAAAGTTTTTTGATGAAATTTTGGAATATTTTTAAGCTGACTTGTTCAATTTCTTTTTTAGAAGCTTGACGAATTTCTTGCTTTGCTTCTGCTAACTGAACTTCAGTCCAATTTCCGTTTATCATCATCCACTCTTTACCTTCCATGATACCTTGTACAAAAGCACCAGGTGCGGAAGGGTCTGCTACTATATCTGCCGCTGTGGCTAGACAAAAATCACCTTGAACAACGTTGATTCCGTTTTCCATTTTAAGAGAACCCATACCTCTAGATGATACTCCTAATTGAGCACCACCTTCGATAAGGCTTCTTGCAATGTTACCCATAGGGGTTTCAAGGATTTTAGCTTTGCCTATCCAAGCGTTTCCTTCTTGGCGCAGACCCACAATTAAGTGAGACACACGGTCAAGATTGATAGATGGGGTGTCTGGATGACCCAGTTCACCAAAGGCACGATGTTTATTAATGTATTCTTCTGTATAACGATTAACTTCATTACGCATAACATCTTCTTTGTACATGCGTTTGTTTTTGTTAACTGTTTCAGCGACAAGGAAAGGACCTTCAATAAACAAGGTCTTCTTGCCGTCTTTTTCTTCTACTAAGTAGTTTACCGATTCGGTAATTTCTTTAATGAGTTTCATAGTTGACTTTCTGTTATGGCTTCAAACCATAAGTACCGTAGTTGAACGCAGCAGGATCATTAAACTGACCACGTTGATAATGAGCATTGTTTTTACGCAATTCAATAACCATCGTATAGGAATCATTTGCAACCATACCACGTGTTGTCACACCAATATCACCCTTACAGTTTGAATTTGGATATGCATTGTTTGGAATAGTTGTCCAGTTACCCATACCATCAAATTCACCGTTTCCATTTAATGCCATTAATGTTCTTTGATTTGCTGTATCTGAACCACATGTCCAATTTAGTGTAACATCACCAC